TAACTTGGGACGCGGGGCCAGTGAGTCCGCAGGTGTTTCTGCTGGGCGAGGCTATTGCGCTCACGGTTCGAGTGGCGCTATAATAATGCAACACGGCCCTGATCCTGCGCAAGCTTGCTGAGGGGTTATTAATTAGGCAGCAGACGTGCTGCAAGTCCTCCCGGCCTCTTTGCTTGCATACGCCGGATGGGCGACCCAAGTTTTCAGCCGGCCACTGGCAACATAAGTGGATGCGCTTTCTGGATACGCGCAATTGCAAATCAGACTTTGCCCTCCTAGTGAGGGTTTTTTTATTGTGAGTGGTGTATAATTGGTTTATGGAAAAGCAACTTTCAGGTAAGGCAATGGAAAAGTTTCCCGACTATAAAACAGTTTCAGTGTCAATGAAGCGGAATGGCAACGCGAATGAAACTAATGGAGATAATCCGTGCAACAGCTTGAATCATGGCCGACAGATAGCCTTATAGAATACGCACGAAACCCGCGAAAGAATGACCAGGCAGTTGATCGTGTGGCAGCCGCCATTCGTGAGTTTGGGTTCAGGGTGCCTATCCTGGCAAAGTCTGACAAAACAATCGTTGATGGACACCTACGGCTGAAAGCAGCGAAGAAGCTAGGACTGGAAGAAGTGCCTGTATTGTTGTGCGACGATATGACAGACATTCAGGTAAGGGCCTTTCGTCTAAGCGTGAACAAGGTTTCTGAGTTCGCCGACTGGGATAGTGAGATGCTGCGGGTCGAACTGGATGAGCTTGTCAAGGATGGCTTTGATATTGAGCTGACGGGGTTTAGCTTGGATGAGGTTCAGGCGTTATCGTTTGATGATGAGGCGGAAACTGAAATGCCGGAACTGGCTGACGGCGACAAAGAGCCATACCAGCAAAAGACTTTCACGCTTCACGATGAGCAGGCCGCGATTGTTGATGACGCTATTACTATGGCAAGAGCTAACCCGCTATCTGATACCGGCGTGAACGAGAACAGCAACGGCAATGCTCTTGCGCTTATCTGCACGCAATGGCTGGAGCGCACCTAATGACTAGCGCGAAGGATATTGTTGTAAAACCGATTAAGTCCGCAGCCGCTAACGATGTGGTTAGGCGGGTTCATTACAGCGGGAAAGTGGTAAACAATAGCTCTCTCCATTTTGGTGTGTTTTTAAATGGCAAGTTGGAAGGCGCTATGTCGTTTGGGTCGCCACTAGATAAGCGGAAGGTCTTGCCGCTGGTTTCTGGCACGGCATGGACAGGAATGCTTGAGTTGAACCGCATGGCCTTCAGCGAGGTTTTACCAAGAAACAGCGAAAGCCGCGCCATGTCTGTTGCCTTTCGGCTTATCCGAAAACATTACCCACATATTGAGTGGATACTATCATTCTCCGATGGCACTCAAAGCGGTGATGGGGCGATATATCGGGCAAGCGGGTTCGTGCTAACTGCTATTAAAAAGTCAATGAACTTAGTTAGGCTTCCGTGTGGAACTGTCCTGCATAAAATGACACTGGAAAGCAGTCCCTCCAGTGCAAGGCCGGAACTTGGCGGCAAGAGCTACTATCAAATTACAGGAGGGAGGTACGACTTCAAAAAATACGTCAGCACAGTGCAGGGAGAAATAATCCCAGGCTTCCAGCTCAAATATATTTATTTCCTAAACCCAGAGGCGCGCAGCCGCCTAACAGTCCCGATCCTGCCATTCAGCAAGATTGACGAAATGGGCGCGGGAATGTATCGTGGTATACCTAAGCGTGTCACAAAGGCTAGTTCTGAGGACCACTCAGAAAGCGGCGGGGCAGTACCGACCGGCACGCTCCAATCAAAAAGAGGCTGTTTAATTATGGCCGGTAAGCCAAAGATAAGCGCATGACCAACAACCACCAGCAACCACGTCCCCACCGAAGCCACACGGCAAACCGTGCAGCTTCATACAATGGTGGGCACAAACCAGACAGACATCGCCCGCGTGCTGGACATTGATGAGAAGACCCTGCGCAAGTATTACAGGGACGAGCTGGACCTAGCCAAAGCAAAGGCTAACGCAACTATTGGCGGGGCATTGTTCAATAAGGCCAAAGGCGGCGACACTTCGGCTATTATCTTTTGGCTGAAAACGCAGGCAGGATTCCGTGAAAAACCGACCTTAATCATACGTCAGAAGACGGAAGCATGACGCCGACCAGAACCACCCTCGACGACTTCTATTCAAAGTAATGTCTGACGCGCCAACCCTTAACCCGGAACTAAGGCCGTTTTGGGAAACTAAGTTCCTCCCAGACGGCCAAGCGGTAAAGTACCGGGTCCTTCACGGCGGGCGCATGTCGAGCAAGTCGCACGATATGGCCGGCATGGCAATCGCAAGGTCTAACTTCAGGCAGGAGCGATTCCTGTGTCTGCGGATGTATCAGAACAGAATATCTGATTCCGTTTATACCCTACTCAAAGACAAGATCGCCCACTTTGGCCTTGAAGATAATTTTAAGGTTTATGCTGACGCGATAGAGCATAAAAAGAACGGATCTTTATCCGGTTTTACGGGGCGCAAAGAAATATACAAGAAGTGAAAAGTTTTGAGGGTGCAACTGTCTGTTGGTTTGAGGAAAGCCAGAACCTGACTGAAGAAATGTTCACCACTATCAGGCCAACCATAATGCGCAATGAGGGCGCTGAAATGTGGTTTTCTCTGAACGTCAATATGGCAACCGATTACAGCTATCAGCGGCTTGTTGTTTCGCCGCCAAAAGGGACGCTGGTAGAGCAGATAAACTATGATAGGAATGAATTTTTAACTCAATCCGCCCTTGATGACATAAACGCTGAGTTTGAAGAAGACCCAGATCAGGCGGCACATATCTACCTCGGCGTCCCACTAACAGACGACGATTCAGCAGTAATCAAACGCTCATGGCTAGAAGCTGCCATTGACGCAGACATAAAGCTCGACATTGATCTATCCGGTGCCCGGTGCGTTGGTTATGACGTAGCAGACAGCGGTGACGACAAAAACGCCACGGCCATGTTTGACGGCGCAATCTGTGAAGACATCGATGAATGGAAAGCGCCCGAAGATGAGCTAACCAAATCAACCAAGCGGGCATGGGCTCAGGTCAGAAACGGCAAGATGCTGTATGACTCTATAGGCGTTGGTGCGCACGTTGGCTCGACTCTAAAAGAGATGGATATTCAATTCGGTTATCACAAGTTCAACGCGGGTGGGGCCATTATAAATCCCGATCGAGAATACGCGCCGGGCATCACACAAAAAGATAAATTTGAAAATCTGAAAGCCCAATCTTGGCAGGATGTTGCGGACAGATTGCGTAATACGTATAATGCGGTTAATAAGGGCATGGTTTACCCGTCAAGTGAGTTAATGGCATTGCGCAGTGATTTGCCATTCTTGCAAAGGCTTATGACTGAGTTATCGACACCTAGAAAGAGTTACAGCAAAAAAGGGCTGGACATGGTGGAGTCGAAGGGTGACCTGGCAAAGCGTGGTATTAAATCACCAAACTGTTTCGTAGCTGGCACAACGGTTGAAACAGACAAAGGTGGCAAGTTTATAGAAAAGATTGAAGTTGGAGATATGGTTTTAACTCCTATGGGCTATCAAAAAGTGACTCACACTCACCGCAATAGTGCCGAAGTAATTACTAATGGGGGGTTAACAGGAACCCCGGATCACAAAGTTTTTACATGGGATAGCGGGTGGAAAGAATTGCAGTTGCTTACATCATGTAATATAATAGAGCCTCTAACATTAAGGGGCCGTATCAAATGGAAAATATTAAACGCATTGTTTTCAAAGCAAAAGTGTTCGGCATTCACAGCACAGGTAGGTATTACTCAACAAGGCAAGAAGACAAATACGGTGAAAGACTTTTACACCGGTGTGTGTGGGCAGACAGTAATGGCGCAATACCTAAAGGATATGATATTCACCATATCGACGGCGATTGGCGGAACAACAACTTATCAAACCTTGAGCCCTTTGAAAGAAAAGAGCATTGCAGACAGCACATGCAAGAAAGGTTTGAGTGTGAAGAATACCGTAAAGAAAACAGGCATCAACTTGAGTCTGTTCGGGATCTTGCAAAAGAGTGGCACTCTTCTACGGAAGGCAGGCAGTGGCATTCAGATCATGCCAAGACTATTTGGGAAAAAAGGGATTTTCACACCCATTCCTGCGTCATATGCCATAGCGAATTTGAAAGCAAAAGGGTCAAGTCAGAAACCTGCTCACGAGCCTGCACAATTAAAAATGCAAACAAGAAAGCAGCAAGCAGACACACACTTGAATGCGCCATGTGTAAAAAAGAATTCAAGTCTGATAGAATCAGAAACGAGTGCTCGGCAGAGTGTCGTGTACAATATAACGCTAGAAAGGCATAATGTGTATTACGCTAATGGAGTGCTTGTGAAGAATTGCGCAGACGCTTTCGTGATGGGCGCGTGCCCCCACCTCATCGTTTATCAAGGCTACGACATGATGGCAGTCTATTCATGAGCAACTTCTTTGCAGACGTATCGCGCGGCCTAGTTAATGCAGTATCTGGCCTTGGTGGTGATCGTGACAAAGCTACACACGGAAGCTGGAATTTTCAGCCTCTGGACCGTCAACAGGTTGAGGCCGCATACCGTTCAAACTGGATGTGTCGCAAAGCCGTGGACATCCCGGCCTTTGATATGATGCGGGAAGGCTGGTCCTGGCAGTGTGAGAAAGAGCAAATCACTTTAATTGAGGCTGAAGAGAAGCGCCTCGGCGTCCTAAGTAAGGTTTTCAACGCCATTAAGCAGGCCAGACTATACGGCGGTGCGGCCATCCTTATCAGCGACGGCTCAGACAGTCACGCAGAGCCGTTGAACCCGAATACCGTTGGCAAAGGCGGCGTCGCGTTCCTAAAGGTCATGGATCGCTACCACATGACCAGTGGATTGCTCGACTATGACCCCATGTCACCGACCTATATGGAGCCCACGTATTACGACCTGGTTGGCGCTGCCGGGGGCACTGTACGCATTCATCCATCCCGAGTTGTACGCTTCATTGGCGCCGACCTTCCGACAGACTGGGAAGTCCTTGTAGACCGATGGGGCGATAGCATACTTGACGCTATTGAGATCGCCATTAAAGACGCCACCGCTGGGCAACAGGGCATTGCCGCGCTTGTGCAAGAAGCCAAGGTGGACGTGTTCAAAATTGATGGTTTCATGCGCGGCATGGCGTCACAGGCTTATAAAGATGCTGTTATAGAACGATTCAGCCTAGTCCAAAGCATGAAATCCACGGTGAACGCCGTGGTGCTAGACAAAGAAGACGAATACCAACAGAAGACCATCAATTTCTCTCAACTGCCCGAAGTCCAGCGCTTACAGCTTCAGATCGTATCTGGTGCCGCTGACATCCCGGCCAGCCGATTTCTAGGCCAGAGTCCTAGCGGCATGAACGCTACGGGTGAAGGCGACGAGAAGAACTATTACAACCGCATAGGTGCAGAGCAGGAGCTAACCCTACGCGAGCCGCTGGAAAAGCTGCTGAATGTGGTAGTTCGGTCAGCTTTGGGCAGCCGCCCTGATGATTGCTGGTTCACGTTTAACCCTCTCTGGCAGATGAGTGAGAAAGAGAAGGCTGAAATATTTAAGGTGAAAGCAGACGCCGCCAGGGTTTTGGCTGGCGATGGCATAAGCACCACGCAGATAATCCCCATTGAAGCGCTATCCGATAGCCTGATTAACTCGTTTATAGAAGCGGGCGACTTGCCGGGCCTTGAGGCTGCCATGTTAGAATTTGGGGGGCTATCCGAGGAAGAGCCGCCTGACCCGTTGGAGGATGTGTAATGCAACTTAT